GCCGTCTATTCTCAAACGGATGCAAGTGGTTGGTGCTTATCGTGACATTGAAATCTCGAAACCAGCCCCAGAAAAGACTGATGCGGTAAAGAAGGAAAAGCAGAAAATTTCCGGTCAAACCGATTCTTATAAACGTCAAGATGATTTAGATCATACCGTCTATGAGAGTTACTGTGAGCTTTATATAGAGCAGGACAATAAGGTTCCTGCTAAACTTTCCAAGAAAAAAGTACCAGTGCCCTATCGTGTGACCTTGGAAAAGGACTCGCGTAAGGTGTTGAGTATTGTCCGTAACTGGAAAGCAGGCGATGACCAGTGTTTACCGAAACAATTCTTTGTTCAGTTCCCCTTCATTCGAGGAATTGGTTTTTATGGCCTTGGTTATATTCATCTTTTGGGAAATACTGCTAATACTTTGACTGCCGGGTGGAGGATGATGACCGATGGCGGGATGTATTCTAACTTCCCTGGATTTATTGTAGCTAAGAGTGCTTCAAGACAGAATACTAATAACTTTAGGGTACCTCCAGGTGGTGGCATTCAACTTGATGTTGCTTCTGGTAGTAGACTTGCCGATATGATTATGCCTATCCCGTATAAAGAGATAGGACCAAGTTTTGCCAGCTTTATGCAACATGTTGAGGAGCGCGCTGATCGTCTTGGAATGATTGGTAATATCGAGGTTGGAGAGGGAAAGCAGAATGCACCCGTTGGAACAACTCTTGCGCTTATTGAACAAGCAACCAAAACCATTGATTCGGCTCATAAACGACTCCATGCAGCGCAAGCGGAAGAATTCGCTTTGCTTAAAGAGCGATTCAAAGAAAATCCCGAATCATTTCTTACGCACAGTAAAAACCTGTCCATACCTTGGTCCAAGGAACAGTTTGTTCGAGCGCTAAATAACTATAATCTCGTCCCGGTATCCGACCCTAACAACCCCACATCCCTCCATCGTGCGGCTAAAGCCCAAGCGCTTAAAGAGCTTCAGAAAGCCTCTCCGCAACTTTATGATGCCAAAGCAGTAGATATGAGGGTACTTAATATCCTAAATATCAACACCGAAGGTCTGTTCAACGATAAACCTGCCCCGCCGCCGCCTGATCCTAGGTTTGAGGCTATCAAGGCTAAGTCACAAGCTACTCAGCTTCAGGCGCAAATGCAGCAATTGCAAGCACAAATCCAGGCTGAGATTAAACACGCCGAACTGCAAGATCGTGCTCAAGATAGGGCTTCTAGGGAAAAGATTGAGAATATGAAGATGGAACTTGAACATCTTCGTATGGAGCGTGAAGCTATTATCCATCAGCATGAAGCTGCACAAGATATGCTACACGAACATGTTAAGGCACAACAAGATTTCCATATTAAAGAAGCCGAAGCTGTTCATAATATTAATCATGAAAACATAGCTAAGGCACACGATATCGAGCGTATGCGTGCCGAACACGAGCATGAGATGCAGGTTAAGCGTGACCAGCACGATCATGAAATGCGGACTGCGGTTGAAAAACATGCAATGGAAATGAAGCATAAAGCCGAACAACACGCCGTCGATCTTGAACATGCTAAGCAGTTAGCTAAGGCTAAAGCGGCAGCTATTGCAAAAGCGCCAAAAAAAGCTAATAATACTAAGAAGTAAGGGATATATTATGAAAACTTGTAATTCTGGTGATTGGGGCAGGTCTAAGGCGCGTGAACGCTATGATGTAGGTGGTCGTTTGTCCACTTACGGTACTCGTGGCGATATGAAATCTACTATGCCTAATGGTCCTTCTGATAATTATATCCCACCTTCCGAATCAGATCGGAAAACTTTGAGTGATATGGCTGCTGGTAAGAAACACGGTGGTCGAACTAAGCATTCGGATGAAGCCGAAGATCGTAGACTTATTAGGTCTATGATTAAGGCGCACGATAAAGAAGATGATGACGATGGTATGAAGTCTGGTGGTACCGCGCATCCTGGATTTAAAGCTGTCCAGTCTTCTATTGCTAAAAAGCAGGGTGTTTCTTCAGAGCGTGCTGGTGCTATACTAGCTGCTAGTAGCCGTAACGCTTCTAAAGCGGCGCATAAGGCTAATCCGCGCTTGAATAAGGTTAAGGGGTAAATATGACTAAAGTTAATAGTGGTAACGGCACTAATATTAATAATCTGAATAGTGACGAAATGTATCACAAGCCGCAATCCGAGATGGATAAGCAGGCTAAGGGATACGAGAACGATGTCGCGTCCAGTTGGTTGCGTGGTATGGGTCCAGGCGAAGCTGAGGGGAAACCTGGATATGACAAGACCGGTCGTCATAAGGTGAGTAGATAAAAATTATGAAAATGGATGCCGGTACTGTTAGAGAAATTTTTAGATATGATAACGGCAAACTTTTTTGGTTAAAACCAAAGAAGAAAAGTTTTATTGGGCAAGAGGCTGGATTCTTAGCAAATACTGGATATTGGCGCATTAAGATTTTTGGTAAACAATATAAACGATCTAGGTTGGTATGGTTATATCATAAGAGGGAGTGGCCAAAGTATCAAATAGATCATAAGAATAGAATAAAAACAGATGATAGAATAGAAAATCTTAGAGATGTAACAAATCAAGTAAACTGTTCTAATAAAGGTGTTAGAATAGATAATAAATTAGGAGTAAAGGGTGTTTACTTAAAAGGAGGTAGGTTCTATACTGCTAAGAATGGTAAACATATTGGAGTTTTTTCTAATATAGAAGAAGCTTCTATAGCTTATATGAGTATGTAGTTATGCATCCTTACGCCTCTCAAGCTAAATCTGGTAATCGCTCCAAGGTCAAAATGATGACTGGTAAGAGTGTTTCAGGGAATATTTATGATGGTGAATCCACTCGTGCGGCTGGGCAAAGAACACCTAGTAGGCTGGACAATTATGCTCGTGGTGGTAAGGTAGGTAAGGTAACCGTTAACGTTATTACTAGGGGGCCTCCGGTTCCTCCCCCTAGTGGAGCGCTCCCACCCCTTCCTCCAGCCCCGCAACCTCCTCCGGGGTTAGGTGGGGGTGCTCCCCCTATTCCTCCTGGTGTTGGTCCTGGCGGTCCTCCTCCCGGTATGAAAACCGGTGGCAGGCTTGGTATGACTGCTGGCGCTGAATCCGGTGAGGGACGACTTCAGAAGCGTAAGAAATACGGTTTGAAACCTAAGTAACAAACGTAGGGAAACTACGTGATTCGGCCATATAGTAAACTGGCACAAGCCATTAATGAACTTATAATTTTAGAGCAAGAAACCCTTGAAGGGGGCGCATTAGACCTTTCTGGGTATAAATCTACTTGCGGATTTATTCGTGGTTTAAGAACTGCTATTACTCTAATGGAAGAATTACAAAAAGAGGAATAGCATAATGCCCGTTGCGCAAAGTCAAAAAATTGATGCCATGAGTAAAGCATCAGACCCTAAACAGGGTATTCTTGCTGCCGTTGGGGATATATCTGGTATTGAAGTATTTTCTGGTTGGATTTTGCTTGGTACCTATATTCGTCCAGAAAAGACCGTTGGTGGTATTATTCGTCCTCAAAGTAATGTCGAGGAAGATGCTTATCAGGGTAAGGTTGGTCTAGTACTTAAGAAGGGACCTCTTGCTTTTGTTAACGATGATAGTCATGATTTCGCTGGTCAGGATGTAGAAGTAGGTGATTGGGTTGCTTACTATATTAATGACACAAAAGCTGTAACCATTAATGGTGCTCCTTGTAGACTTATACAAGACGCTAGGGTGGTTATGAAAATAAGTAAACCAGAGTTGGTCTTTTAAATATGCCGCGTCCTAAGCTATTGAGAACACTAGAAGAAATTAATAAGGTTCCTTTGGATCAACCGGTAACAATTGATCTTACCGCCCCCTCTACTGCTACTGTTTCGGCTTCTGAAAAGATAGAAAAAAATGATAACGGTTTGTCTAACGATGACATTGTTGTTGGTTCTAACAGTGTCACTACTAGCGAATCACGTAAGTCAAAAAAAGATGCAAAAGAGGCAAAAGAGGCAAAAAATTCAGAGGAACCTAATCCATTACAAAAGCGTATCCAGGAAATGGAAGCTGCCCAAGCTAAATATGAGTCAGAGTTGGCTACCGAACGGGCGGCTCTTGCTAAGGAACGCAAGGAAAAGGCCGATCTTGCTAAGTCATACCATGAGGAAGTTGGTAGGCTTAAAAATACTACGGAACAAGCGGAACTAGAAAGTGTTCTTAATGCTCTTGGTGCTGCGCAAGCTGAGGCTGAAGCTGCACAGATAGCCGTGGATGCAGCGATTCGTGAAGGTGATACCAAAGCGATAGCAGAAGCTTATCGGCGTATGGCTAGGGCTGAGGCGCAAAGCACCAGTCTTGAACAAGCTAAGATTGTTCTTGAGCAAAACCAAGAAACTGAAAGGCTCCGTCAGGAACAACAGGTGAGAGAGACACCTAAGACCAACGGTGTTCAGCAAGGCAATGATTTTGAGAGTGCTATAGCTTCGTTGCCGCCTAAGGCTCAGACCTGGATTAATAGTCATCGTGAATATTGGACTGATGTTAATAAACATAAAAAGATTACTGCTGCACATCAGTATGTAACTGAAATATCAGGTGTTCCTGAGTTTACTGATAAATATTTTGATGAACTTGAGATTCACCTTGGTATTAAGCAGCGTCAAGCTGCCAATGAGCGGAACGATGACGATGATGATTATGATGATGGTGATACGCTCGTGAGTGCTCCTCCAACTCGTGAAACTCCTAAGCCCAGTGGTGAGCGGAGTAATAATGACCGAATCACTTTGTCACCAGAGCAGCGCGAAGCAGCTAAGCTTGCTGGTATTTCAGAGGTTGAATACGCAAATAACCTTATAAAACTGCAAGAATATAAAAATGCACGTATTTATGACGAAAGGCATTAAAAAGTTATGGATGAAGTAAAAACTCTACCATCTCAACGTAAACGCGGTAGACCTAAGAAGGTTACTCTTACTCCTCGTACTGATAGTATTAGGGATACTGTAAGAAACGAAGCACCGGTAAAGCTTGATTTGCGTGCTCCAGACCCAAGGGATTGGGGTGAATATCCTGATGATGATGGGGTTGTTGATCGTTTTCATATTCCAAAGTCTATGTTCCCAGAAGGTTTTGATCTTAGATGGGTGCGAACTGCTACGGCTGGAAAACCTGATCCAGGTAATATCGGTGAGGCTCAACGCAAGGGTTGGCAGGTTGTAAACGGTCAAGACTTTCAAGGTCTTTTTGATGGTATGTTTATGCCCAAAGGCCATAAAGGACCAATAGAAATTGATGGTCTTACCCTTCATGTTCGTCCGTTAACCTTTAGTATTAAAGCTAAGATGCGTGATCATAGGAATGCCGTCGAACAGGTGCGGCGTAAAGAAGCTGATATGCGTGGTGGTAACCTTCCAGGTGTTGGTTTTGATACTCAGCATCCAACTGTTCGTAGTATTACCAAAGTTAATAAGACAATAGAGACTATTGTTGTACCAGATGCTTAAGGTATTGACTGTAGTATTATTTACTGGTAATTGTTGATTTATTGGTCGCGCTGACCAAAAATGATTTATCGCAACGCTGTGATATCTCGAAATTTCCGGTAGTTTGGCAATTGTGCCACCTACAAGAGGATTGAGAATATCATGGTTAATACTAACGCTCCTTTCGGTTTTCGTTCTTTTGGTCACCAAGACGGTTCTGCCCCGACTATGGGTTTGGAGCGAAAGTTTATTCTTTCTAGTGATACTAATCTGTATTTTACCGGTGATGTTGTTTCGAACTCTTCGGCTTCCCCTGGTTATCTTTCCGTTTATAACGGAAGTTCGTTGGCTGCTATTCCTTGTGGGGTTTTTGCCGGTTGCGAGTATTACAGCGCTACAGTACAGCGTATGGTTTTTTCGCCATATTTTCCAGCTTCAGTAGGTTCTAGTAATCCTGTGACTGCTTGGGTTATTTCTGATCCGCAGATGCAGTTTATTGTCCAAGCGTCTAGCGCTGGTCTTGGTTCTAGTACTGTTGGTTATAACGTTAACGTTCTTACCTCGCAGTCTTCTTTGGGTAATACCCTTAATGGCCAATCTGCAATGGTTATTACTTCCTCGCAGATTAGTGCGTCGTCTTCACTTCCATTCCGTATTGTCGATGTTTATTCCAACTTTGCTCCTCCGGGTGTCAATGGTGTTGATAATAGCTCGGCTTATAACATTATGGTTGTTGTGCCTAACAACTGGGCACGTATTAATACCACTGCTGTTACTACCTAATTAGGAGTTAACTAGATGCCTGTTGCATTAGCACAAATTCGTGATCTTCTCCTACCAGGATTGTGGGGTGTTAGCGGTCGCTATCCCATGATCGAACGGCAATGGCCAAAGATTTTCCGGGAAACCGACTCGAATATGGCTCTTGAGCGTCGCACTTCGGTTAGATTCCTTGGCTTTGCGCAGTTGAAGCAGGAAGGTGCTCCTACGAGTTTCGATAACAATGCTGGTCAGCGTTATACTTATAATGCGGAACACTTTGAGATAGGTTTGGGGTATGCAATTACCCGAAAAGCTATTGATGACAATTTGTATAAGAGCGAGTTTGGTCCTTCGAACGATGGTCTTATGGAGTCGTTTAAGGAAACTGAGGAAATTTATGCTGCTAGCGTTCTTAATCAGGCTACTACATATAACCAGAATATCGGTGGTGATGGCGTTTCTCTGATTAATACGGCGCATCCAATTGATGGTAGCACTATTGCGAATCAGCCATCGCCTGACGTTGATCTTAATGAAACTAGTTTGCTTAATGCTCTCATTACTATTCGATCTACTTGGAAAGACAACGCTGGTCTAAAGATTCATGCTCGTGGCCGAAAAGTTATTGCTCCTACTCAGCTTGAGCCGGTTTGTATCCGTCTTTTCCGTTCGGAACTCCGTCCTGGGACAGCGGACAACGATGTGAACGCCGTTCTTGGTATGAACGACTCGCTTCGTGAAGGTTATATGATCTTCGACTATCTCACGTCTAGCTTTGCTTGGTTTGTTCTAACTAACCACGATGGTTTGGTGTTCTTCCATCGTAAGCGTTTTGAGATGGATATGAGCGTCGAGTTTACTACTGACAACCTGCTGGTTAAGGGCTATCAGCGATATGTGCCTACCTATTACGATTGGCGCTCTATCTATGGCACCTTCCCAACCAGCTAAGGGGAACTAAATGGCTCTTACTGCAAAATCAGGTCCAGACGTTTCTTTTGGCGCTATTATTCAGGGTTCTACTAATGGCGCCACTGGCAATGCTAACGTTGGTGGGTATAACGATCAACGTGCTCCAAACGTAAGTGATCTTGGTTATGCTTTGATGGACCCAAGGGCTTTCTATCAATATCAGCCTGGAGCAGGTATTACTAGTCAAAGTTCGATTTTCGGTACTGATGATATTGCTTGTTTCTATAACAACCGTGGTTATTATGACTTTGTTCCAGTAGCTATTTCTTCTATTGCTATAGCGGCTGCTGCTACTTCTTCGGCTGCTGGTAGTTCGGCTATCACCCTTCAGGCGGCATCTTCGGCTCGTGGTACCTATTCGATTAATATACCTGCTCCGGAAAATGGTCAGATTATCAACGGTATTTTGACTTGTGACAGTTCTGGTCCACAGTTTAATATTTTTGGTCAGTCTGGCGTTATTAACACTTGGAATCCAAGTTTTGGTCCTGGTCGTTGTGTTGCCGTTTCTTTGACTAGTTATCTTGATAGTCCATTTGTTATTACAGGTCGTGACGTTTACGGTTATAAGATTTCTGAAGCTATTAATATTAGTTCTAATCTTGGGCCTAATTCTTCGTTTGGTGGTATTTCCCAAAAAGCTTTCAAGTTTGTTACTGGTGGTAATTTCTCTTCTACTCCCACTAGTACTGGGTTTGGTGGTATTGGATTTGCCGATCAGTTTGGCCTCCCAATGTATGTGCCATATGCTACCGCTGATCTAGCAATTCGTATAAGTTCCGCTATTGTGAATTCTAGTTTCCCGGTTGCTCTTAGTTCTGCTAATTTTATTAATGGTTCTACTAGAGCTACTCAAACTTCTACTACGCCTGATGTTCGTGGTATTTATATCTCAACTACGGCGCTAACTACTAACTATCGTGTCCAGATTTCTGTCATTCCTTCTGCTTCTGGTGCGGCTGCTGTTACTACTCAGGATATGTCTGGTATATTTGGTCCGTCTCAGTTTAGTAGTTTTTAATTATAGGTGATATATGAAACCAGAACTCGCATATGGGAATCACGAAGTGCTAAAAGAAGCTAAGAAGCGTAAAAAGGGTGGTCGGGCTGAATTTAAGGCTGGTGGTGCTGCCACTACTCCTAGACTTGATCGTGCTACTGGTGGCCGTATTGGTAGGAATACTGGTGGTGGCTGTGAAACCCATCCTTTTTCTAGTGCTGGTAGTTTCGAGCGGGCAGGGCCTCGTAGTAAATCGGGGGTCTAATGGCCTATCCGTATAGAGCGGTCCTTCTTGGGCTTTCCACTTCATCTTCTGCTGCTGTTGGGCAGAATAGCTCTGTTTCTGGTATTCAATATACCCCGCTATCTTCTATTACCGCTTTAGCTAATAGTTCAATCAACCAAGGCGCTTACCCTACTTATTTTCCTAATTACTCTCCAGTTGGAACTAATTTTAGCCTTAGCGCTACTGTTGTTACGACTAACGCTTTTCAGTTTGAGTATACCCTTGATGGTGGTGCTTCTTCGCCGTTTGTTTCTTCAGCGGCTATTTGGATTTCGAGTGGTTCTATAACTGGTTCTAGTAGCGGTGTTTTTATTGCCTTGGCTAATCCTGTTACTGCTGTGAGATTGAATGTTACTGGTGGTTCTACCCAAACCGGTGCTTTGTTTACGGTACTCCAGTCTGGATAACTAATAGAGGTTATCCATATGTCTATCGTTTATAACACTAACGTTATCAATAACCGTCTCCAGCAAGTAATCAACGCTATTGATGCTGGTTCTGGTAACGGTATTCTTAATATTGGTGGTTCTTCTAATTTATCCCCAATTTTGGTAGCTATAACGCTTTCTAAGCCTTGCGCTACCATTTCTAGCGGTGTACTTACGTTCTCAGGTTTAACGTTGTCAGCCGTTGCTGGACTTACTGGGACTGCCGCATCAGCTAACATTACCGATTCTACCGGTACTGTTGTAGCTTCTGGTTTAACTGTCGGGGTTAGTTCAAGCTTCGACGTACAGGTTTCCCAAACGTCCTTCGTTGGTGGCGATGTTATATCATTAACAGCCGCAACCATAACAGGTAACTAATGGGTACTCTTACTCCTACTTTTAACGATAAAGCCACTATCGAGGCTCCACACGAGCCTGTACAAGGTAACTCCAGTGGTTGGGTTACTGGGGGATATGTAGAAATAAAGCCTGCTGTAAATCCACCCGTTAAAGCTATGAATCTAAAACCACCGCTTAAGGTGGCTCTTGTGGGAACGGCGCCAACATCTCGGCTTTTGGCTCCATTTAGTGATCCAAGTTGGGAAATTTGGGTATGTTCTCCAGGTAACATGGTTGGTATTCCGCGAATCACTCGTTGGTTTGAAATTCACGATAATTATCTTTGGCCGGAACATGTTGCTTATGGTCCAAATTATATTAATTGGTTACGTCAGCAATCGTTTCCGATTTATATGCAGAATAATAAGCTTGTTCCTAACGCTATTACCTTTCCAAAGGATAAGGCGGTGGAGGAGTTTGGTCCTGATTTCTTTACTTCCAGTTTTGCTTGGATGATGGCTATGGCTATCATGGAGGGTGCGACCGAGATTGCGTTATTCGGTATAGATATGGCATCCAGGGATGAATATATCCTACAACGTCCTGGTTTCTATTACTTTAAATACCGTGCAGAACAGAAGGGTATTAAGGTTTGGGCACCAAATGAATCAGATATTATGCAATCGGCGCCATTGTATGGGTATTCTGAGGTTACCCCTATGGGACGTAAAATAATGGCTCGTGAGCGTGAGTTGAAGGAACGTGTTGCTGGAATGGTAGCACAAAGAGATCAGTTAAATGGTCAAATTACCTATCTTCAGGGTGCTATTGAGGATATTGATTATTTCAAGAATATCTGGATGGCTAGGGGTGGCTAATACTTGCTTTATTGTTGGAATTGGGATATTTATAATGGACAATGTTTGCCCCTTGGGAGCTTTTTAAATGGCTAACTATTCGATTACTAATTCTACTGTGGCTTCGGTTGGTTCTTCGCAACAGACTATTGCTGGTACTTATAAGACGATTTGTGCTACTGCTGCGTCTACTATCTCTAATAATACCTCTGGCAACCTTGGTCTTCGTAGGGGTAAGATTTATGATATTCTAGTTGGTACTGATGCGGCTCCTGGTGATACTTATCTGGAATATGATGTTTGCCGTGCAACCATTTTGACCGTCGCCGGTACTTGGCTTGGCGCTCTTTCTAGTTTTTCAAGTGCTATTGCGCTTGATCCCGCTGATGGTCCTTGTAACGGTATGATTTTTGCTAATAGTACGGCTGAGACTAATATTGCACAGGTTGGTCCTGATATTTGGTATGTTGGCGTTAACCAGCGTGCAAGTTATCGTTGGGTTGCGGCTCCCGGTTCTGAGCTTGTCCATCCGGCCGTTTCGAGCGGTACCGGCTCTAATGGTCTAGCTCTTCGTGCTCGCGGTTCGTATACCGGTACTGTTACTGGCAACATCCTTTGGCAAGAGCAGTAAGATATGAGAAATGCGGGAGGATACGCACAAATCATATCTCCAGACCGTGCTCGTGTAAACTTTGACCGTTTTCGTTGTGAAGAAATTAGTGAAGGTGTCACAGAAGTTGATACATTCACCTGTTGGCATTGCAATAGGGTAATTCATGTTAAGCCTAGAGTGTCAATGGATGAATTCGGCAGTATGTGCCGAAACTGCATGAAAATGGTTTGTCCAGCTTGTGCTAATGGCCCCTGTATTCCTTTTCAGAAGCGTCTGGAAGAGATGGAAAGGCGGGCTGAGGCTCTTAGGTCATATGGGTTTAATTAAGTCATGCCAGTTACTAAAATGGCTGTTATTTATAGTATAGAGCAATCCCGTGTACGTCGCATAATTGTCCCGGATGACGATTCTGATTTAGATAAATATGTTAACGATATTTTGCCGGGAGAATCTATTGAGATGATGCCATATGCGGTAAATTCGTTGGAGAATATAGACCTTATAAATCAACAGATTTCTGCTATTACCGGGCGTCCTACCTTGGATGATAAACATGTTGTTCTGGATGCAGACGGTAATGAGGTTGGTTCCTATCTTTTGGACCCAACAATTGATAATATAGAGGTATTGGGCCTCTCTGCGGATCAACAGTTGGTGGCCTTTAAAGATGTTAAGGCCGCTAAGGATGCCATAGCGGTCGCAAAGATTAAGGCCGTTAAAGTTGCAAACCAGTAATCAATATTTTGGCGATAAAATGTTAGCTACATACGTCCTTAAACAGGGCGAATGTATACCTTTGCACGATCACACATTTAATCATTATACTTTGATTATTTCTGGCGCCGCTGTACAGTTTGATGAAAGTGGTGATGTTGGATATTTGCTTCCTAATAAATCTTGTAATACGTATCTTATGCAAGCCGGTAAAAAACACGGTATTAGAGCAGAGATTGATGGTACTGTAGTTATTAATGTCATGGATGTTGGTGAGGTAGGTATTACTCCACCAGTTATGACGGTAGATATGCCAGCGAAAGGATAACCCATGAGTACAGGGGTTGTTCTTAGTGGAACTAGTTGGACGGTTCCTCCTGACTGGAATAATTCTAATAATAAGCTTGAGGTTATCGGTGGCGGCGGCGGTGGTTCTAATGGTACCGCTTGTTTTAGTGGCGGTGGCGGTGGCGGTGGTGGCGCTTATTCCAGGATTGTTAATGAAACATATACAGCTAGTGCTGTTCGTACTGTAGCTATTGGTTCTGGTGGTTCTGGTGGTTCTGGTAATGGTGGTGATACTTCAGTTAAGAAAGACGATAATTCTACTACTGCCGTTTTAGCTAAGGGTGGTCAAGTAGGTGGTACTCCTACTGGTGGTACTGGTGGTCAAGCTACATCTGGTACGGGAACTACAAAAACCAATGGTGGTGATGGCGGTTCTGGGGCTAACGCACCGGGCGGTGGCGGCGGTGGCGCTGGTGGTGCCGATGCCGCTGGTGGTAATGGTGCTCCTGGTGTTGATTGCCCCGGTAATGGTGGTAGTGGTGGTAGTGGTAACGGTGGTCTTAATGGTGGTGGTACTGGTGGTTCAGGTGATGGTGGTGGTGGTGCTGTTGTTGGCGGTAATGGCACTAATCTAGATGCTACTCATGGTTCTGGTGGCGGCGGTGGCGGTGGTGCGACGGGTGGCGGCGGTGCTAATGGTGGTAATTATGGTGGTGCTGGTGGAGGCGGTAAGGCTAACGGTGGTGGCGGCGGAAACGGCGTTCAGGGTATTTTCTTCTATACTTGGACTCCGGCTACTACCCCGGTAGGTTTTTATCCACTTCCTTTACATCAGCCTATGTTTCGGCGTGAGATTGTGGGGTACTAAATGCCTTATAATCAACGCTTTCAATATCAAATACGTACTGGTCCTCCGGATTTAAGTTTTTTAGGAACTTATAGATGGTTTGTGCCTTGGGTAGACCCGGTTCGGATTCGGCGCGCTATTCAACAAAATAACGTTTTCGTTCCGTTTATTGCTTCTGAAGTAGTAACGGTAGATAAATGGTTTAAACCACTTATTGATCCTGTACGTAAATATAATCGTGCTTCATTAACTCAAGTATTTGTTACTGATACTAATCAAATTGTTCCTTCTTTTGGATATTATAATTGGTTTGCTGAGCCTGTTAGGAAAAAACCTTCAGTTCCTTATCATGCACCTTTCTTTTTTGATATTAAACAGCCAATTCCTCCATATGATGTTTATTATCCATTTTCTGAGCCTGTAAGAAGGAAACCTCGCCTCATAGAGGCAGATCAACCTTTTATATTTGAACAAAATTTGGTTATTTTTATTGATTGGTTCTCGCCGCTAAGTGAACCTAGGAGGCTTAAGCAAGGAATTGGGGCATATAATCAAAGATTTTGGGAATATACTTTAGGTTCTGCTGAATTAATAAATATTGATAAATGGGCCTATCCGTGGTCTGAGCCTGTTAGGTTTAAGCTAAGCCTACATCCTGCTCGTAACCCGTTTATATTTGAGCAGGTTGATTATGCGTTTCATATTGATAGATGGTTGTTGCCGCTATCGGAACCAAAACGCTTCAAATCTAGGTTGTTGGAAGCAAATCAAAAGGCGCACTTTGAGCCTGATATGCAGCCTATACCAAGGTCTGATAGTTGGTGGACTGTTTGGCTTCCACAGAGGCCTACTGGGCCTGGGTTTAAACCAACATTAAATACTAATCTACAACCGTTTGAGTCTTTTGAGCTTCATCGGCAGATATTACACAATTATATTACTGCTGATATGTCAAATCCTCGTTTTGAGTATTATGGTTATCCTTCTAATGTATCACTAAATTTACCATTAAATAATGAGCCTTTTAATGATTATTCTATATTGAATAGTCCTGTTAGTCGTTTTGGTGGGGCTTTCCTGTCTACCTCTCAATACGAATACGGTGCCTCGTTATTGCTTGATGGTTCTTCTGGATATTTAACTATACCTGATAATCCTGCATTGAGGCCAACTGGAGATTTTACTATCAATGTTTGGGTTAATTCTAATATAGCTACTGGAACAAGGTGTGTTTTAGCTAAATGTGGTTCAAATGTTGGTGCTGTTGGTAGTTATTTTATCGGACAAGTAGCCGGTAGTTGGACTCTATATATGAGTTCTGATGGAGTTAGTTGGGATATAGCTCAAGGTGTGACGGACGGTAAGATTTTTGGTGCTGTTACTGTTGGAAAATGGGATAATTTAACTGTTTCAAGGGTTGGAAATACATATACTATGTATTTTAATGGTCTTGTTGTTGTCACGTTTAGTTCTACTAAAACCATGTATCAAGGTACTGATTCTGTAAGTATAGGGGTAAGGTCTAACACTATACCGTCTCCTGTTGATTGGTATGCTGGTTATGTAAATCAGTTAAGTATTGTTAATGGTATTGGTGATTATTTTATCCCAGATTTTCGTTTTTATAATAATAATGAGAACTTTACCATTTCTGGTCCTAGTTTTTCTACGTTGACACCAGATTATCCAGGAACAACTTTCCTTGAGGTTGGTATTGATCCTGGGTTTAGGAGAGTTACTGTTGGGCCAAACGGTGTTGGTTTTCCTGGTGCATCGGCGCCATATATAAAACTTGATCTTGAGCGTCTTTATCGCGCTCCTCCACCTTTTGATGCTTGGGATGGTAAGGTTTTTTATCAAACTATCGGTCATCCAGAAAGCAGTTTGTATTATAATATTATTCCAGATGTGTGGACTGGTAGTAGTAATATTCCTCCACCAAATACAGGTGATAGAAAAGTAGTATTAATTAATATGGCTAATTTGGTTGCTGGTGGTAATGATTGGATTAATAATAATATTACTGGTATTAGATTTGATCTTTCTAGAGCTTCATCTATTGGAGTTATTACTGGGATTTGGATTATTCATGAGATTGCTTTTGGTAATCTTGTTAATCTTGGTGTTACTATAGACACAGAGATATATGATATTTTTGAAGGTCAGCTTGTTAGATATAATTATTTTAAGGGAGCTAGGGTAGCTATTATTGAGTTGAAGCCTGATACTGGTGTGTCTGGTGTAATCGAGACTAAGAGGTTACCACCGTAATGGCTATAGTTACTTTTATTCTTTCTGGAACTACTACTTGGACTGTACCTGTTGATTGGAACAATAGTAATAACTCTATCGAATGTATTGGTGGCGGCGGCGGTGGTAAGAATGGCAACGGTGCTGTTAATTCTGGCGGTGGCGGCGGTGGTGGTGCTTATTCAGCTAGTAATAATCTTACTTATACTCCAGGTCACATAATTAACCTATCTATTGGTGCGGCTGGTGCGGCTAATGGTGGTTCTGGTGGCGATACGTCTATTCAAAATGATAGTAATAGTGGCTCTCAGGTATTAGCTAAAGGCGGTGTGGGTGGTGCTGTTAGTACTGGTGGCAGCGGAGGCTCTTCTGGTTCTGGTATTGGTAATACCCGCGTAAATGGTGGTAATGGTGGTGCTGGTGGCTCTGGCGGTGGTCCTGGTGGCGGTGGCGGTGGTGGCGCTGGTGGTAATTTAGGTGGGGCTGGTGTTAATGGCTCAGACCATTCTGGTTCTACAGGTGGGGCTGGTGGTGCAGGAGACAACGGTTCTGGTGGTGCTGGTGGTGCTGCTGGTGGCGGAACTGGTAGCGATGGTACTGAATGGCAGGTTTCCCCGGCTCGTGGTTCTGGTGGCGGTGGAGGCGGTGGCTCTGGAGCTTTTGGTAATGGTGGCGCTGGTGGTAATTTTGGCGGCGGCGGTGGTGGCGGCGGTCAGAATGGTAGTGGAGCCGCTGGTACTGCTGGTATTATCGTTATCACATATACCCCGGCAGACTTTACTGGGTTTATGACTGATGTAGATAATGAAGGTATCCCTGTTAGGCGCGACCTTAAACGTTTTCATGCTGCTAGCGCTCAAGGTTTGATTGCTCCGATTCTTCCGCCAGCTATCATCGGCTTGTCTTGGTTTTTTTCTTTTCTTGATCCGGTTCGATTTAAAAGGGGTGTTATTTGGGCACCGTTTGGTTCCTATGCGTTTTTCCCGCTTCAGCCTAAAGATCAGTATACATCTTGGCTTGTGCCCTTTTCTGAGCCTGTATGGCCAAAGAAAGGATTTAAATACTGGTTACAGCGTCATTCGCCAGACATCACACTTAGGCGCGTACCAAGTAATATTATGACTGAGTTAGCGTCTATTGAACAAGGAGATGTTATGGCATTTAATGTAATAGATGTTAATTTGGATTATGCTCATGTTTCTATCATTGAGATTCCTGTAGAATCTGGTAAAACAGGTATTGTTGCTTTGGAGTAGTTATGCCGATTAATATTCTTTCAGGTAATACCGCTAAGTTTGTAGTGGAATTTATTGATAACAATGGCGATTTGGCATCACCGTCATCAGCAGCTATTACGATTACGTATTTTGTTGGTGGTGTTTTGACTAATACTACATTCGATCTTGCTCAAACAGGTTCTTTTTGGACTGGTAGTTGGTCTACCGCAGGAGTAGATGTACCTAGTAATGCTAATTGGGTGGTAGTATCATCCTTAACTACTGTTCCGGCGCAAACCGGAGTGATTCGGGTAATTGATCCATAATGGCAGTTGATACTTCAAAAACCTATGATTTTAATCCGTATGGTAGGGAATTAATCCTTGAGGCTCTTGCTCGTATTGGTGTGAGGCCTACCGAGATTACTCAGCAACATATGTATCATGCTCGTATGTCAGCTAATATGGTGTTGTCTGAGTGGTCTAATACTCAACCTAATTTATGGGAAGTTGGGCTGCAACAGGTGCCGTTAATTCAGGGGTTTGCAACCTATTCTATGCCTGCTGAAACTGTTACTATTTTAGATGCATATATTACTTATAATTTAGGTACTGATTCTACGTTGACTACAGATAGGTATATTCAACCTATTAGTCGTACCGAGTACGCCAGTTATCCCAATAAAAGTCAGCAAGGATTTCCTACGGTATATTGGTTTGATCGTACTATTTCTCCTCAAGTTACGCTTTGGATGGTGCCAGACGGGAATGGACCTTATATACTGAAATACTATTCTGTGCGCCAAACTCAGGACTTTAAAAACGAGAATACGGCTGAGGTCCCATACCGTTTTCTTGATGCTTTTGTTTCCGCTCTGGCTTGGCGCTTGTCTCAGAAGTTTGCTCCAGCCTTAGAGCCTAGATTACAGGCGCTTGCTGAGCGTGCTTGGGCACTCGCCTCTACCCAGGATGTTGAGAATAATAATATTTATATCGTTCCTGGTATTTCTGGTTATTATAATTGGTAAGGTGTTATGGTTGGGCCTCACGGTAGAGCTAGAATAGATTCAAGGCGACCAGAAGCACTAGCGGTATGTGATCGCTGTGGTTTTCTTTATAACCATTCCGATCTTCAATGGCAGTATCAATGGACAGGTACTAGGCTGCAAAACCTAATGAGACTAGTATGCCAAGATTGCTTGGATATTCCTCAGGAGCAGATTCGTTCTATCATTCTTCCTCCTGATCCTCTGCCAATTCTTAACCCAAGGTCAGAACAGTACACCGCTGAAGTTATCAGCTATATGTATACCGCCACCAATAAGGTGATGACTCAAATGAACGGTACTGTTATGATTAGAGAAATTCGTATAACACCAAATCCGGAAGCGCCCGGTACGGGATATTTGGACCCATAACATGGTTGATACTTCAACGATACTTCAGCTTCCTGCCGCTACCCAGATTACTGGAGCGGAATCTACTTGGATTGTGCAGGGAGGTACTGATAAGCGTGCCACTGTTTCCCAGCTTGGTGGAGTGGGTACTGCTAATAAGTTTACGCCTGTGCTTACTTTTGGTGGTCTCGCTACCGGTATTGTTTACAGTGAGCAAGCAGGAACGTATATAAAATTAGGTAGTTTGGTTATAGCTCAGGTTAGAATCAATCTTACAAGCAAGGGTACGGCATCTGGGCAGGCTTCTATTTCTGGTTTTCCTTATGGTATTAGTGCAAATATAGGTGGTGCGGTATCTCAAGCGGTTGGTTCTATAAGATGTAATAATATGGCTTCGTTTCCAGGACCTTTTACTTTTCAACATCAGACTAGTATAAGTTCTGTAGCAGGGCCTACAATGATACCTCTATATTATCAGGCTGCTAGCCTAGGTGTAGTTAGTGATGCTCATTTTAATGATACATCTAATCTTGATTTAACTACAATTTACTTTACGGATCAATAATGGCTCTTACCTACACTGACTATATCAATCAGATAGCTAACCTTCTCGTCATACCAAGCACGGATGCGAATTTTCAAGTAATGGTTCCTGGTATGATTACCTATGCGGAAGGTAGATGTTACCGCGATTTGAATATGACTGCTTTATATGAAAATTATATTGCTATAACATCTAGTGGTTCTAGATCAATATCCATAAGTAGTATTGGACAATTCTATAATATAGATACTTTATCAATATTAACTCCTGCTAGTACTAATCCAGCAA